ACTCTCCGATTGAGGGGCTTTGTTTCGGCGACGACGAGTAGTGCCACCAGTCATGGTTTGAGTCATGTTTTGCTTACGCTTAACCATCTTGAAAGAGGATTGATACTATTATCGAGGGCGATGACTTGGTCACAAGTCAAAGGGGCCACTGGAGCGAGGACATGGGTTTCGGAGTAAGACTGCTCGAGTGCGATCTGCATATCGGGGGTAATTCCAAAAGCACGGTAAAAAGATACGCGTGCCTCTGGTGTCACCTCCGCTGCTGATACGCCTCGAGCCATATACCCCAACCCAGAATCCCATATTCGCTCCGTGGCCCCTTCACCTGCTGTCCTGCCAATAGCACACAACCGGGCATACCAAGCTTCCCAGACAGGCACACCGCTGGTCAGTGACGCTCCACAGGCACCAATGGCCCCGGCCCACTCCTCGATGTCCTGGATGGTGTCCCAGCTCAACAACGACACACAATCCTTACTCATTGCTACACGGGGATCGCGTACCATCCGCCAGCCCTCCCCTACCTGTAGGGGAAACTGCTGGCAGAACTGCACTTGCTCCAATTCGTAGCACGGGTCGTCATGTGTCAGCGTAAAGCCAAAATCCAACATCCAGCCATCAAGGCCAGCGAGCCGTGGCAGGTCCTGCTCGTCGATGAACAGAACACAATCATCACCATTGTTGGCCAACCGAACCCGTAGGTTGATTGACTCGCAATAAGCGAGAATCATGCTGCTCATCAACAAACAGTTTCCCATGCCTGTGTTAATGTCACCGCTCATGCGGCATCCGTTCTTGGTGTACTTGATGCAGTGGCCTTCCACACGGCCAAACCCTTTGTTCCTGAGCTGCCATTTCAAAAGACGTGCCAGTTCCGGGCTGCGGAAGACACCGTTGTACACGCTATGTTCCCACTTAAGGGCATCAACACTCACATGTTGATCAAAGCGTGTGGCATCGATGCCAACAGCAACTGGTTTGCTGAACTGCGTCCAATGATCATGCAGCACTGTGCCCACACCATCTGCATTCCTGCCTTTCAAAATGACTGGGTAACCAAACACGATCTCAAAACCATGACACATCTCACGCTCAAACAACTTGAGGTAGCGTCCAACCTCAAGATTGTAGCGTGGTGTCCGGGGCTGTATGACACGAGGAGCAGGATCCTCCTTCTTGGAAAGGTTGATCTTCTCGGCCTTGACAAAAGTGCTAATATACGAGTCCCTGATATTCACTGCCCGAGCACTCAGGCTATCCAGGGCCCTCTGATAAATGCCGCGTTTGCGCCCGCTGTACAAGTCAGGGTATTGCTCCCTTTCGACAACGGGGGTCGGACGCACGGCCTTCAAAAGACGTTCTCGTATACTCGCCAACTTGGCGAACACACCTTGTTTTGGCTGAGGCACCGTGGCTAGGTGCCCATCGCGGACCACGTGAAAAACGCGCTCCACAATGCCTCGTGCCAGATTTTTCAGAGAAGCAGTGTGTACTCCATAGCGGACCCCAGCTCCAAAGCCCGCCAAGTAGCGCACACTACGTACCGGCTGACGCCGATCTACCCGACCATTATCTACCTGCACCTGAATGCATGTTTCGCCACAGCGATCAATCGATGTGGTTACTCCAGGTAGAATGGCTGGGCATCCCTATTTTGCGTTGTTGACCAGACCACGTCGCTTGCGGGTTTCCAAGGCCCGAGCAAACGACGCAGCCACCACTGCATCTGTGGTGGGAACTAGACACAACTCCACCGTGATGGACATATGGCGGACGATGTCGACCGCACGCATATCCATCTCCTTGAACTTCTTCCTCACCCAATCTCCGGCAATTATGCGATTAGCCTTGTTATAGTTCAACTCACCAAACTCAGCCTTAAACTCATAGGCGGTCATTACGGCACACCGTGTGGGTTTATCGGCGGAGTCGGCCTCGTCAAGATCAGCAATAAGTTTAGCTGCTTGACTGGTTGAGAGATAGTGTTTAAGAAGAAGCCCGAAGGCAATGACGGCACCACCGCATAGGGCAACGGCGGGTGCACCTCGAACTGATTCCAGCATACCTGTATCTCCCTGTGTGGGTAATAGTCGGTTGGAAGGCGTTTAGAGGCACATGGTTTGACGATTTTATCCGAAGTACGGTTATGTGGTTGGTCGCATTTTCATCTTCTTCGTGCTTTCGCATTCTGTCGATTTAGTTTTCAACCCATCGCTTTCGGGTTCTGCCTTTTACAGCATCACC